ATCGGAATAGGCTTGCTATCGACCTGAATCTTTTTAAAGACGGCAAGTATTTGAAAGAAACCGAAGATCACGCCCCACTTGGCGAATGGTGGGAATCGATAGGCGGGATATGGGGTGGTCATTGGGATGATGGGAATCACTATGAATGGTTAGATAAGGGAAGGGAATAAATGAAAGCACTTAAAGACTTTGTCGAAAGAATGAAAGAGCCGTCTACTTGGCGTGGCTTGATTGCACTTGCAACATTAGCCGGATATAGTATCTCTCCTGAACAGGGAGAACTTATTATTAGCACCGGAGTTGGCTTGTATAGCATCATCAATATTTTTCGGAAAGAAAAGAAATGATGGTTACTTCATCTATAATCAAATATAAGAGTGGATACAAATATCAGTTGGTAGAGAACTTTCGATTTGACGTTTCCATTCGTATTAAGGAAGATATACACACAGATTATATTTCTCTCTTAAAGGATGGCTCGCTCTATATTAGAAAAGGCTATGCTTGGGACGGGCCATCAGGGCCTACGATTGATACTAAAAGTTCTCTGCGAGGATCACTGGTGCATGACGCACTTTATCAACTAATGCGTATGGGCCTGCTTGAACAAGAAGTGCGTTTAATTGCAGATAAGATTGCCTATGAAATCTGGATAACTGATGGTATGCTGGAGATTCGGGCTAAGAAGTGGCAAGCTGCATTAGGTAGATGGGCCGCATTTGCAGCTAATCCTAAAAATCAAAAGCCTATCCTGATTGCGCCATAGGGCCTGATTAAAAATTAAACAAATAGAGAATATATGCCAACACCTGAAAGATTAATCATCGAGAATCTTTTTATGATAGCTAATAAGAAAGGCCAAGATGTGCCTTTTCAGCTAAATTCTACACAAGCAAAACTCGATGAGACTTTAACTGGTAGAGATATAGTCACCAAAGCTAGGCAGGAAGGTGTCTCGGCATATGTCTTAGCACTCTTTACTGTCCGCTGCCTACATAAACGAAACACCAAGGCGGTAGTAATCTCACATGATAATGAGTCAACTGAGAGGCTTTTTAAAAGAGTCAGATATTATTTAGACAACCTACGAGGCCCCAAGGCTGTGCTGGAGACATCAAATAAGAGAGAGTTCTCTTTTCCTAAGACTAACTCTGTTTTCTATATAGGCACCGCCGGTGCAAGAAAATTCGGACGAGGAGATACGATCTCTGATTTGCATTGTTCTGAAGTTGCGTTTTGGGACAATCCTAAAGAGTTAACAGCAGGTCTTTTTCAAGCTGTGCCAGAGAGTGGTACAATTATACTTGAGAGTACCGGCAACGGTAGAAATTGGTTTTACAAGAGAGTACAAAAAGCCAGGTCAGGTAAAGGTCGATACTTTGTACACTTCTTCGACTGGCTGAATTTTCCAGAGTATCAAAGATCATTCAGATCTGAAGAAGAAAAGCAGGAGTTTTTAGATTCCTTGGATGACGAACTAGAGGAGATTAAGCTCTACCAAGCAGGACTTACTTTAGAGCAGCTGTCATTCAGAAGAGAGAAGCTTGAAGAACTTGATTATGATCTTGAATTGTTTAAGCAAGAATATCCTATGACAATCGAAGAATGCTTTAGATCGTCAGGACAGAGCATTTTTCATAAGACCCTGTATTTTTTTACTCAAGACTGGAGGAAAATCTCGCCGGATTTGCATATACTCTCTGGACATCCAAAGAAGAATTATATATACACCATAGGTGCTGATGTTGGTGGAGGGGTAGAGCAAGACAACTCGGTTATTCAGATCGCTGATTTGGGAAACTGTGAACAGGTGGCAGAGTGGGTCAGTAATAAAGTCCCACCTGATGTGTTTGCTAAAGTCCTGTCGTCAATAGGTCGGCAGTTTAATAACGCATTTATAACTGTGGAGGCAAATAATCACGGAATTGTGACCTTAAACGAACTACGTAAAATCTATCCTAGCTATTTAATTTACAAACGAACAGTAACAAATCAAAGTAACGCGGATACGCATATTCTTAATTTAGGACTTCTAGAGACAAGTAGGACTCGACCTTTGGCGATAGGACTTCTTAGGAAGATGTTAGCAACAGAATTTATAATCCATTCTCCGGCATTGCAGGAAGAACTAGATACATTTATCGAAGATCCGGAAACACATAAACTAGCTGCTCAAGCAGGTTGCTATGATGATCGTGTAATGGCTATGGTTGCTTTAGCCTATAGTTTTACGCAAGCTGCAATGAAGTTAGGTTATAGGATACCTGTGCAGACTCCGGAAGAAGATCCATTTACTTTAGATGCTATTATTAACGAACTGACGAATAGGAGACTAGGGAATTTCCCTATCGCTCCTCAGGTGGGAGGCATAGACGATGCACATTACTTGCTTAACTAAGTATGGTGAAGGAATAGGTATTGCACACAGATTGGCTGAACATGATGCTGTGGATGTGTTTGTTCAGCAGGGGAGATATTTCCCGGGAGAATTGGCAACTCCTATTGAATCTTGGCGACCGAATTTGAGCAGAACCTCTTTTATATTGTGTTTATCTAATAGATTTGCCCAGTATGAGAAGATATTCAAAGAGCATCATAAGATCTATCTTGGAACTTCTGTCCTGGGTAGTATGTTGGCAAAGGGAAAGTTTACTGATTTTGTAGATAGGTACGCCATCCCTAGTGAGTTGCCATCTCCTGGTATTACCTGTCGAGTAGTTTGTGGATTCTTCAACGGAGTTGATTGGGTATCGCCTTTTGTGCTGTGTGAAAACTTTTCGTATTTATTTGCTGGAGACGTCGGTCCCACGGTTATAAGTATGGGCACTATCGCAAAGGCAATAAAGAAGCAGCCAAACTATACAGAAGAATTTGCAAAAGGTCTGAGGCAGTTAAATCTACGGGACTTGGTTACGATTATATATAATGAAGATTTCAGTAAAGTTATCGGAATAGCTACTGGATTGCAAAGTGTACTAGAAGTCTTTGGAGAAGGAATCAAAGAAGATCTTGGATACTTTCTCTATAAAGTAGCTACAGGTACAACAGATAAAGCTGAGTTTACAGAAGACTGGTTGATTTCTGTAAACATAACCATACCGCCTTTTCCTTATACGGCTAATATCGAAGTACCTATTGGTAAAGGTATAGATGGCATAAACCCAGAGAATTTAAGACATCTGTACTTGAAAGATATCCAGAAGATAGACAACAAGTATAGTGTAACTGGCACACTAACACAAGAAGTCTTTTCTGCTACTGCACGAGGCAGGACATTGAAGGAAGCTAGAAAGCGAGTTTACCGAACTATTAAGAATATCTCACTGACTAATATGCAATATCGAAATGATATTGGACTCTCTTGTTCTTTTGAGGATATAGTAGATGAGCTTTAATACTAGACAAATCAGTCACAGTTTTTGGATAGACCAAATTAATGCTGGCATAGACTATAGAAGAAAATATGCTAAGGAAGATAAGTGGAACGATTATCGATCTTATTATAGAGGTAATTGGCTTCCAGGTGTGTTACCACTAAACTTCTTCTTTATGCTCATGCGGGCTATTGTACCAAGGGTTTATTTTAAGAATCCCTCGGTTTCTATTGTTCCAGCTATGCCCGGACTTGAATGTGCAGTCTTTGCACAGCTTCTGGAGAGGATCGACAACAAGTTGTTTACTCAAATGAAGCTGAAAAAGCAAATCAAGAAGATGGTACAAGACAGTTTTATGTTTGGCACTGGTGTAGGAAAACTCGGTCTTGGTGGTGTCTACACACCTAGTCCTACATACTCTGGTGCGGTGGTACCGTCACTTGAAAAGAAAGGTCGAATAGAGTATAAGGCAGGTACCGCAGATAATATGCCATGGTTCGGAAGAATGCAAACCGGTGACTTCATAGTGCCTTCTGGTTGTGAGGACATCGATGACGCGATGTGGGTAGCACATAGGGTCGAACGCTATATTGATGATGTTAAAAGTGATCCACGCCTTAAGTTTACTAAAGACTTAGTAGCTACCAGACTTACTTCATACCAACGAGGAGGTAGAGTCGTCAATCTGCAGAAGCCCATAGATACGATAGAGTTGTTTGAAATTAGGGATAGAAAATTTGGTCGAGTATTTGTGCTTTCTCCTGATCATCAAAAAATTCTGTATGAGGGGCCAGACTTGTTGCAGACACGCGAAGGCTTCAATTTTTTTCCGCTTATTTTTAACAACGACGATGAGGTTTTCTGGGGAGTACCTGACGCCGCAATCCTGGAGCCTCAGCAACTTGAAGCAAATGAAGTACGAACTCAGACTATGAAGCACCGGAGGCTTACTCTACTTAAGATTATGTACGAGACAGGTGCGATAGAAGAACCAGAATTAAAGAAGATGCTCTCTGAATCAGTCGGTGCTGGGGTGCAGGTAAACGATATTACTAAGGTCAAACCCATGCAGGTAGCTGGAATTCCTGCGGATTTGCTCGCTAGTGCTGAGCAGGTGCGCGCTGACATTAGGGAAACCCTAGGTTTCTCTCGTAACCAGATGGGTGAGCTCTCCCAGAAGTCTGGAGATACTACTGCAACTGAAGCTTCTATTGTACAGATGGCATCTGAAATCAGGGTTGATGAACGTCGAGATATAGTAGCTGACTTGCTCTGTAATATCGCAAATGCTATGAATGAAGTGCTCTTCAAGACTTGGACAGGAGAACAGATTGTTGATATCGCCGGTCCAGGAGGAGTGCGTGTCTGGGTTGCGTTCTCTGCTGAAATGCTTCGAGGCGGAGCTTATGAAGTAAGCATAGACGCAGATACTTCACTACCATTATCTCGTACTGCAAGAGAACAGAAAGCAATACAAGTCTATGGGTTACTCAAAGAGAATCCTTTAGTCGATCCTATGTTGTTAACCAAATATCTACTTCGTGAAATGCACGGTTGTCAATATGACGATCTTATGCGTGGTTTACCTACTGGAGTTGGCCTTGCTTCTCCAATGAATGTTGGTCAGTTCGGTCAGCTTTTACAAAACGGGCAGAGGCTTGGCTTACCTATGCCGGCACAGAATCAGGATATGATTAAAAAATAAACACACAGGAGGGTGTATGCCAATCTGGGATTTTGAATGTAAAAAGTGCGGGAATATCTTCGAGGAGGTTTCCAAGATTTCTGATAGCGATAATATCAGATGTCCAAAATGTCAAGGGGAGACTAAGAAAGTCTGGTTACGGTTAAACAAACTTGCGTATAAAAAATTTCCTGAGGGTTTCTGGAACGATCTTGGACCAAAACCAGTGTATATAAGTTCCAGGCGTCAACTTAGAGAAGAGGTAAAGAAGCGTGGAACTGATGAATTTACAGAGTGTTATTCTAAATACGACGATGGATATGGAGGATTCTAATGACGGAGCAAAAACTGAAAGAAAAAGAAAAAGAGTCTAAGGTTACTGTTCTGGATGCATCTAAAGAGCATCCTTGGGTATTAGTAGTATTTAAACCTAATTCTACTGAAGTGCAAATAAACAAGTGGGAAAAGATCAATATGCCGTATATACATAGATCTAAGCTTGCAATTCTTAGAAAAAGGGATGAACTACGCAGACAAGAACTTAAAGCGCATCATTTACGAATGATGAAGAAAACGAAGGAGGAGAACTAATGGGAGACGAGAATCAAAACACTGACGACAAAAACAAGAATGCTGCGCCGGCTATTCCTAAAGAAGTTGTAGATGTATTGTTGGGACTAGGCCGTGGTGTTATGGAACTATCAAAGAAAGTAGACGCACTTTCTACACAAAAAAAGTCGGACGATAAATCAGACGATAAGGCAGACAGAAAAGATACTCAGTCTGTAAATCTGGAGAACTTATCAAGACAGGACTTCCTTGATCTTATCTTAGATAAGATAGGGACAAATCTAGACGAGAAGATGAAGGCTGTTGATAGTAAGATTACCGACTTGGGCAAATCCTTCAGTAATAAAATCATCACTGATGAAGTTGCTGCACTAGCTGGTAAGCATCCAGACTTTTATGATTGGGGAGAGGAGATCAAAGAAATAGCCCAGGAGCATAAAGGCATTTCTATTAGGCGGGCCTATACCTTGGCGAAAGCTGAGAATCCTGAGAAGGTAAAAGAGTTGGAAGAGAAGTACAAGAGCGACGAACAAAAGACAAAGGAGAAGGAAGAGGCGGAGAATAAAAACAAATCTGGACAAGACTCTCTTCAGGCATTTTCGCTTTTTCCTTCAAGAGTTGGAAAAACTGAACAGAAAAAAGATATGTCAAAGGATGAGGCCGCAGAATTAGCGTGGCAAGAAGTCTTTGGCGGTCAACAATAGGAGTATTTTTAAATGGCACTTACTTTAACAGAAAGTTTAGACAATCTATACACTACTACATGGGAGCATAGGAAGGGGCAGGCCCACGACAATATTTTTACTGCAACTCCTTTTTGGTACTGGATGAAGGAGAAAGGAAAATTCAGGACTGAAGAGGGTGGCAGGTTTATTATGGAGCCCCTGGAATATGCGAAAAACGATAACATTACATGGATCACGAAAGGCGACACAGTAACTCTTAATTCTTACGAGTTTCTGACTGAAAGCAAGTGGGACTGGAGATATATAGTTGCGCCACTTGTACGCTTTGGTATCGATGAGCAGCAGAACAGAGGCAAGTCTGCGATTATGAAACTTATGACGAGGACTCTGGATAACACAGAGAACTCGATCATCGATGAGCTGGATGCCAGACTCTGCGGTGCGCAGACTGGCAACTCGATAGAGGGCCTACAGAATCTTGTTCCCGACTCTGCATCAGGTTCAGAAGATGCTGGTGGAGTTGATCCGTCTACCTATTCATGGTTCAGAAATAATTCTACCTCTATGACTGGACTGTCATTTTCTGTCTATGGCCGATCCTATATGACGACTATGTACAACAGCTGCATGAACAATCGTCTGCAGGATGTTGTTGATATTATCCTGACCTCGCAAACTGTCTATGAGTATTATCTTGCCGAGACGATTGAGCAAAAGCAGATTGTGAATAAGAAACTGGCAGATGCTAACTTTCAGAATGTCGAGTTCATGGGAGTGCCGATGATATGGAGTCCTAATATCTCTCAAAGAATGTACTTCTTGAATACTCGATTTCTGTACTTCGTCTATGATCCTGCTATGAACTTTGATATGACTGAATGGAAACCGATTCCGGATCAGGTGAATGATCGTGCAGCACAGATTATTCTCGCCTGTGCGTTTATTGTTACAAGGAAATTGTGTCAAGGTGTCTTGCATACGATTGACACAGCATAGACCTGACTAAGTTCTTGGTTTCTATTTAACTTTATAACCTTAACTTTTCTAAGGAGTATCTCAAATGACTTTATATGGTATGAAACGATGTTTTCAAACTGCTATTGGTGCAGTCTACACTACGAATAAGGAGGGGCTAGGCTGTATTCGACGAGAAGCAGATAGGGAATATATCTGGCTACAGGGTATCGCCAATACGATAGCAGGTTCTGTTGTGGTCTACGATGTAGATGGTACATACAATACACAGTTGATCACCACAGCACTGGGTGCGGTACCCAGGTATATTGCGGTAGCCACTGCTGCAATCGTAGCTTCTAGTTATGGCTGGTATCAGATTAGAGGCTACTGTTCTGCGATTTATGCAGCTGCTTCTTGTGCTGCTAATGCTGCACTTTATACCGATGCAAGTACTAATGGTGGAGTAGATGATACCTCTTCATCTGAGCACGCAATCACCGGTATGATTTTGGCCACTGCTGTAGGTTCAGGCGCTGCCGCGACAACTGATGGTTATCTGTTGTATCCGCAGACTGTACCGGACC